GCGATACGGCGGGTCTTTACCTTCCGACGTGCGATCTTCGTAGGCAGGGCTGTCATCATAGCCATACACCCGATTCGTCTTTGTCAGATGGTAGACGCCAAACATGGCGCTGTCCTCGCCGACATGCACCTTCATGCCTAAACCCTCGGCGTACCCGACCCAATACTCCGCGCACTTGGCGGCGCTCGTCTGCTCCATCATGCCCTCGCGCTCAAGGGCGAAGCCGTGCAGATGCACCGCCCCGAAGCCCTCGTAAAGAGCAAGAGTAATCAGCCAATCGCAGCTATTGCAGTGATATTCGCCACGCGGATATTTCGCCTGCAATTGAGCGCGTGGAAATATCTCGGCGTGAGCCATGCGCTTATCCGGCCAGTCGTCGGCCAGGACGATGCGAGTTTTAGGATGCTCTAACGCCCAGACCGCATCGCGCCAGCAGGGGTAGCCGTATTTCTTGAGTAGCGTGTAACGATGAACATTGAACATACGGTCGTAGCGCGGCACCCAATCCTTCACCGAAAAATTGATGCCCCAAATCTCAACGTCATCATCCTCCGCCAACTGGAAATCAAAGCAGCGCGCCTTTGCGCCGCCACCCAAGATGATGGCTTGTTTCATAAAGTCCTCCTCTATTTTTGCGAGAGCCGATCACCTTGAACGGTTTTATGAGGCTACGCATAGCCCGTAGGGGCCGCAGGCGATCTTTCTGAAAGCCGAACCTCTCGCTGCCCGACTTGGAGACTCCCCTACCAAATTAGATGGTATCGGGATGCCCTTCCGGGTGATTGCCATTGCCCTTAGCAATCAAAAGCCGTTTCAAAATATATTTATTCGTCCCGGGCAGTTTCGTGTACTTGTGTGGCTTTTTAGTAAACAATCTTTGTATTTCGGGCACCGAAACGGTCGAATCTATATACCCGGCAGCAACTGCCGACTGTTGACATTCAACCGGATCAACACCAACGGGATTGTTAACGAAGAACCTATCAATGTTGCCATCCAGCCCAATGCGTGGCTCCATGCGTCCCTTTCTGCTTTTGGGACGGACGCTTTCTTCCGCCATCATCTCTTGCGACGAGATGTCGTCTGTCAAAAGAGCTACACCAAGTTCTCGTTGTTCATCGGTAAGACTCGTAACACCCCACATCATCGCAAGGGTTCTAATCTTGTCTTCTACTTTCATTACAACCTCCTCTTAGGTTTGTGTTTGATACTCATACTCACTTTCACTCTCACTGTCGTCAGGGACTTTAGTTAAGTCTGTAACATAATCAACGCTGCACTCGCAATTAGGATGCACAGGCGGGTCGTCAATCGGGCCGTCGTCACTATCAAACGGTTCGTCTATCCCGACGCCATCCGGGTTGTTGTCTGGTATCGACTCGCAGATCGGGCAGGGGCTATCGCCTAATTGCCATTGCCGCGTCAGCGCGTCTTCGGGAATTGCGCCACGATCAACCGCTTGGCTGTAGGCGTCATGCAATCCTAAATTTGCTGCACGCGTACTCTCAGTCTGAGCAATCGTAGCAGCACGATAGTCCAAATAATTTTCAATGTAATCTGACACCATGCTTTCGACAGCAGCATCCGACAGGTCGTTACCCGCGTCGATTGCGTCTTGGTAAACGGCGTCATACTCGGTGTTCCTTAGCTGCCGCTGTAGAGCTTTCGGGTCGAGGTCTTGTAGCATGCTCTGATAATTCAATACCGCCTGCGCCTGCGTATCGGTTAGGCCGATCATATCGCGCACACTGGCGGCGACCTCCTCCATATCCAAGCCTTCGCTAACGCCGTCCGATATAATCGTGTCGATTGCATCGCGCGCGTCAGTCTCTAATTGTGCGATCAGCCGATCCTGCTCATCGCGTATCTCCTTCGCAATGTCAGGCGCGAACGCATCGAAGTTGAACTGATCGCCGGTTGCCTTCGTTATTTTGAGCAGCTTCGCAACAGTCGGCTCCCTGTCCTCGAAGAAGTCGCAAACATCATCAGCCATTATTCTGCCAGCGACCGCCGTGCAGTTACCGCCGCGACCTTCGCTGCCATCAAATGTTTCGGCGTACATCGAGCAAGTATCACATCGCGGATAGTCGGCGCGCCGCCCCAAACGTCCGGGCTTCCATTGCTGCTCCTGGGTGCGATAGTTTGCTTGCTTCTTCGTCGCCAGCCCACCCCATTCAACGCTACTTTGAAATCGTTTCTTAAACCGCACCTTGCGCCGCTTGGCGGCAAACAACCCGTTGATCTTGCGAGCGCCGAGCGCGCCACCAGCAGCGCGTAGCTTGCCGAGCCTATCGAACGGCCCGCGCAAGACCTCGCGGTAGTGATGCCAGTTGATAAGCATGGCAGGATTGATGCCGTGCTTGAGCGCATCGATTACCTTGCCGACCGGCACCATATCGCTGAGATTGTTGAAAGCGTGCTGTAGATCGCGCGCAACGCCCTTCATGGCCGAACGCGATAGCCGCAAGATTGGATCGTCGTCGCGCTGATAATGTCGAGCGGGGCGGATGCGCTTTACCATCTCATCTCCATGCGACGTTTTGAGGAAGCTCAGCCGTTCCGTACACCTCAAGACATAGCCGACTTTCGCGCTCGTAACCAGTCACCTTGATCCAATCGTAGACCTCTTTATTGCGGAATCCATGTAGCGTCTGAAGCTGCGGGAGCCTTTGTTCTGCCTGCGGCTCGACCTCGCGATATAGCCAATCAACTATAACGTATTGGATGATGAACGGATTGAGCGGGCTACGCCATATTCGCGGAAAACCAGCAGCGCTTAGTTCTTCGCCCATTGCGTTTTTATAATCTTGTACCCGCGATCCTCAAGACCATCCAAAACCAAATCTGCCATCTGCTGCGGGTTTTGAATACTGACAGCAGCCATAGCATCGATCAACGCTTGGCGAGCCTTTAATTGCTTCTCGGTCAGCATTTACTGCACCGTAAAGCTATTGACCTTGAACGTAGCGCTGCCGCTTGAGAGAAAGATACCGTGACCGGCGAAATACTGCCCGCCGAAGGTAAAGCCAGCACCGAACAGGTTGGACAGCAAGCCCTGGAACGCAGCCGCGCTTCCTACGCCGTAGCAACCAGTCCAAAGCGTCGGATCGAGCTTGACGGTTATTATCTGATTGTTGCCGACAACGAGCGGCGTTCGCGCAGCAAATTGCCGATACCAATTATATTCGTTCGCGCACGTCAGAGTGTCGCCGCTGCGCCACAAGAATAGATGCATCGTCGGCGGGTTGATGTCGGTTTGACTGTTGCCGCCCGATGCTTGCAGTTGCGCCCATACCGGATTGTTCGCCGTAACAGAAAAGTTCAGCGTGAGAGTTTGACCGATCTTGGGGACACTCGGAAGCTGTGTATAAAAATAGCCAGCGTAACTACCGGGGCCTGGAAACGCGAAGCTCCCATTAGCGACTTTTACGCCGCTGTCGCTAACCCACTGCCCTACGTTTGGCGGGCTGCTACTTCCGCCGCCGCAGCCGAGCAGAAGGAGTAACCACCACAAGGCAAAAATGATTGCTACGTAGAGCCACCAAGGACGCATTTTCGATCCCTAAGAAGATGGCAGGATAAACAGACACATCGGTGCGCCGCCCTTCTGCGCACAGGCATGACATTGCTTATCGAACGATGGGAACGTCTGCTTTGGTGTAAAGTGAATCCCGGCCCACTCATAACCCGTATCAGTCTCGGTAATGCTGTCGCAGGCGACGTTCTTGCAATCCCCCGTCTCACCGTCGCCGTTACAGCACCATGCCGGGTAGTTATCGTGCGCCCGAACCGGGGCGCACAACAACATCGCAGCAATAAATACCGACAACCACTTCATGCAGCGGGCGTATTCGCCGTAACCGCAGCGGCCACTGCCGCGTCATTAGTCGTAAGCGAGGCAGTGAGCGCGTCGAGCGCCGCCTGCGTAACCGGATCGCTCGAAGGCGGAATCGCCTTGATGAGCGCAGTCAGATTGCCGAGCAGAGCGATAACCGAGTTCGTTACGTTCGTGTTGTTTGTGACCTCTGCCGTAAGTGCGTCTAGGGTAACAGCCATGCTTCTCTCCTGTGATGAAAGTCTCTGTAGCATGCCAATCATGACACGCTGATTGGCAACAATCTCGTTTAGCTGATCGCCCCACCACTTCCAAGGCATTTTATGCTGACTCTGCTGGCTTGATTGGTATTCGCTTGGCGATTTCCGGGGTGCTGACTACGATGATATTCAATCCGAGCACTTCGATAATATATTCTGAGCCGTTGACGCGCTTCATCGTGGCCGCATCGAATTCATTGGCAAAAACAATACTAAGGCGGTCCTTGTCCGCCTTCGTCGGCACACCGATAGTAACCAACGTTTTCTCTGCATCGATGCCGCTCTTTTCCAAAAGCCAGCGAAGATCGGCCCCGACCTTGCATAACGTTGGTCTGCTAGTCGGGGCCAGTTGTGACACCTCAGGCGACTACTTCGAGCCGCTTCTGCTCCGAAGCCTCTTTTGCGTTCTTGGGCTTGGCTGGCATTTGCAGCACAGTCGCCGTCTGACCTTCATCGAGTCCAGTCAAGAGAACGACATGACCATCCGGCATTTCGATTGCATCGTGGTGCCGCATTGGCTCGTCTAGATTGATCTGGCGGAAGATCGCGACCTTATGTTCGTTCTTCGCAAACGTAGTCATAATGCCTGCGAGCGCCTTGTAGTACCACGGCAGTGCCGTAGTGACCTCGGCATCAAACGCAATCTCGGTGCCGGGGAGTAGGCACACGGCAACGTTGACAGGATCATCTGGCCCCGCACCCGCGAAGCCCTTTGTTCCAGTGCCGAAGTTCTTCACCACAAGCTTGTCGCCAACCTTGGCTGAGCGAAAAGCAACGTTCTGTAGACTGTAGTCACACATGATGCTTGCTCCCATTGTGCCTGTTCGCGCTAATCCCGAATCGCGGGCCTTGCTGCCTGATGATACGCTTCGCCAAGCTCGCGAGTAGCATCTTATTTAATCGGTCGGACGGGCTTCCGGGTTTCGCGGGCTGTGGCGGATTCTTGATGTTTTCCGTCTGCGCCTGATCTGCCTCATCTTGATTATCCAACTGCTCATCGAGCAAGCCAGCGGCCTGCAATGCGCGAGGATCGCTAACATCGGGCAATCCGCCAGCGTCTAGCAGGAAGGTTTGCAGATCCTCGTTCGGGAACATCGGCATACCGGCTTGCGACATGCGCAGCACATAATTCGAAAGCACATCTAGGTCTACCCGCTGCGCTAGATCAGGGACAAGCTTCGGCTTTGTTTTCGGATCGAAGCCGTTTAACTGCCACAACCGCTCGACGGCGTACTTGTTATAGACCTCGGCAAAATTATTCAGGTAGCCCTCCACTGCCTGAAAAAACATATCGACCTTAGTGACCGCCAGCGATTGCGTGCCGCGCGCTTCGTGCCCAAGGCTTAGGAAGTCCGCAAGCACAGATGTCATCATGCCGATATTGTAGCGACCGATTGCGACCTCGAAATTCAACGCCGTGCCGCGACCGCCTTGTGGCGTCTGTAGCTCAAGTGAAAATTGCGGAAGACTGGTCGGGCCGTTTGCGCCCTGCCACGGATCGCTTGGCATCACGGCACCCATCTGTTCGTCCACTCGCATGTTACGCGCGAGAGAGCGAAACGATTCCATGCTCGCCATCGCTTTTGAATTGCCTGCGTTGGCGGCTTCAATCATCGCCATCGGCACCTTGACGACAGGAAAGCCGCCCATGCGTTCGCCCAAGATAGCCTCTAGCTCCTGCAATCGTTTGATAAAGTAATAGGGAACGTAGGCAGTACGTAGGATCGAGCGGCCTTCTGGATTGTTCTTATGCGAAGTCGGCCGAAACAGCAGCATCTTCTCTATTGCCATGTCGCGCATGATGCCGGTCCACGGCAACTGACGCACGCCGGTGATCGTGCCGACACCATCGAAGTACCATTGCAGAATAGTATCCTGCCCGCGTAACGGAATGCGCCGCCAGCCAATCAATCCATCATCGTAATCGCTCGCGCCTTGCCGCTGGCCGTCAGCAGATTGCGGCGGCGTTTTTCCGAGCCTGCGCTTATAGACAATCTCGTGCGGAGCGTAGCCGTACTGTAGCGCCGATAGATTCTCGATAATCAAATCGGACCACGTGTGGCTCATGTCGTCCATGCACGATTGAATAAAGTCTGCCGCTTGCTGTCCCTGGCCGGTGCCGACTTCCTCGCTTGGCTCGACGCGCCACTCCACTTTGCGCATGGTACTTTGAATTGCGTAAAGCAACGCGCCAATAGTCGGGCTGTTGTCGCCCATCTCGCGGTATTTCTGCGCGCCCTGCCGACCTTGTAACTCAAAAAGCGTTTCTTCCTTCACCCAACCGGAAAAGACGCGAAGGCCGGAGACGCCAATTTCTCGGAAGGTCAGCCCTCGCTGAATATTCCCGGTGTCGAATACCGGGGCCGCACCCGGCGTTGACATGATGTTGGTAGTGATGTCCGCGCGCTCATCGATCGGTCGAGAGAACGGATTTACTGGTTGCGTCGGATCAGCCATGAGTCATCACCATAAGACGCCTTTTTCTTTTTTAGCCGGTTGATTACCAGGACGCACAGGCGACAAGGCCGGGTTTTGTACCTCACCCCATTGCGGGTCGCCAAAGTATTCTCGCGGTTGGGCTACTACACCGAATCCGCCTGTGCCTACGACAGTACGCCGAACCGACTCGACTGCATAGCGCACAGCATCAATAGTATGGTTGTCCTTGTCGAGCAGCGACGGCAGCACTTCATCAGTCAGCTTGTCTCGCTCGTAGGCGTAAAACGTAAATTCGTCCACGACACGCTTACAGTTTGGGTGGATAATGACATCGTATGATTTGATGAACTCCACGCCCTCCTCGACAGAGCCTGATCCCTTGCGCGCTCGTTCAATCTGCGGGTAGCCGTGATTTGACATGTAGCTGATAGTTTCCGGCCGAGCGCTGTCAGCCATGATAGGCCATTTGCGGGGGTGTAATTCATCTTCAGGTCCATTCGCTATGCTATCAAATAGCGCTGGCGTCTTGTCTATCTCGACGCCTACGCCGCTTGCCTCAGCATCGATATAAAGCACCCTCGTTTCTGGGAACACGTAGCAGCGCACCAGGACCGTAGGATCAACGGAGAACCCCCAGTCTGCGCCGTAGTATGGACGTGTCCCGCTGGGCACGTCCAATGCCTCAATCTTCCAATTCCTAAACACTGCCGAGTCGGTGCGGTGAGCGTACTGGCCTCGCCAGACGTGCTTATACTTCTCTGGGTCACGAACCTGATCCCTTTCCATTTCTACTTTGAGAACTTCGGGAAAGAACGGGTTATCCTCAATCTGCAATTCCTTAACGATTGCCCACTTGTCATAATACCGTTTAAGTGACGACGGCACTCCGGCGTCGGCAATATCCCCTTTCCGAAACATCGCATCAACCGGATCGCGCGGGCTACGCGGATTCCAGGCGAACCAAATCTCCGAGCCGTTCTTACGAATGGTAGGGATTAGCGTGTTAAGACTGACTTGCGATACGGTGCTGGCTTCCTCTACCCATACGATGTCGATATTTGCCATTGATTGCATCGACACTGCACGCGCAGTCTGCAAGCCCTCAAATATAAACTGCGAGCCGTTTACTCCGGTGATGGTGTTCGCCGTAGACACGAAGAACGTATCCAACCCTGCCCGCATAATTGCTTCGTCGAGCATGTGTTTGACCGACTCGCGGATTGTCTTCTGTACCTCGCGGCAACAGAGTATACGGGTGGGCTTTTTGGTGGCCTTTAAGATGGCGGCAATAGCAAAGCTTGTACTCTTAGCTGCACCGCGACCGGAGAACATTGCCTTATAGCGCGCTCGAACCTTAACTAGATCACGGAACGCTTTCGGCAATTCCAGATCATGCGCCATTAGACAAACTTGACGTTGACTTGAATCGGCGGCGCACTCTTGTCCGCATCGCTTCGCAACGTAGTGTTTTGCAGCTTGGGCGATTGATACGGCGCGAGATTATTCGCAATCGTCGTGCCCTCATGTAGCGCCGCTTTCATCTTGCTTTGATCCGGATTGGGACCATTCGGCTGATGCTGCGCCGCAAGCCCGAACCAGAACTCCATCGCCTCGGCCATGCGCTCGACCGCTAGCCTGCGCCCGGACTGACGTTCTTCTTTCTCTACTCGCTCGCGTGCGGCAGCCGTTGATTTATTGAGCGTGCCGCGTTGACGACCGCCAGTTTTCTTCTGACCGATGATGCCCATGTCCCGATAATAGAGCATTAGAACAAGTCACACAAAGAGCAGCTTCGTAAAAAAAACAAGCGCCCTGACGGGGAGCCAGAGCGCTTGGAGGTCTACAAAACAGGGTCATCCCATTGGGGGCTGCAAGGAAACAGGACGACCTAATAATGCCTATTACCGCGATTCCGCTTATATGTGCAATGGGCTAGTTCTTCGTCGCTATTATAAGCCAGTCCTCGACCACCTTGCCGTTCTCTTGAACCGAGTGCTGTTCGACTTCGGCGCTAAAGCCATTGCGAGCAATTAACCCTTCGATCTGGTCCTGCTTGAGTTTCAATACCTTACCAGCGGTTGTCAGCTTATCGTCCCGCAATGGAGATGCGCAGACGCTTAGAAACCGACCGCCGCTGCATAAGACACGCGCCGCTTGCGCCCAGGCATAAGTCAGTTCTTCTTCGGTCAGGTTTTCCAATGAGCGAATATCGACCACGAGATGAAACGACCGGGGCGTATACGGCCACGGCTTTGTGCAATCCGCCACGATCAGGCGCGGGAAGTTATGGATCGACTTCGCTGTGAGCCTATATAGCGCCCTAGAGATGGCCGTGGGTGAGCTATCGAAGCCGCAAGTAGAAAACCCTTGAGCGGATAGATACTCGGTATTCCTTGCCGTCCCGCAGCCGACCTCAAGACAGCTTACGGCGTGGCGCTGTTCTTCATCCCGCCCTTTTAGCCAATATTGCGCCTCGGCGATCAGGCGAAAATCGGGAGCGCGCCCTATAAGCAAACGCGCCTTATGCGCTTCATTCCATTCAACGGCGTAGTTCATTTTCGACGTGTTTCACGTGTGACACTTCTCGCCTTTCGCTTAACCATCGCCATACATTCTCCTCTAGAGCCTCGACTATTCGCGGCGCGCTATTGCCATCGCCGTAGGGATTCTCACAGGTTGATCGACCGTGATCGGCCAATTTCATTATTATTTCCGCAATGCGATCAGGCTCAAGCCCTGAGTGGTAAACGTTGTCTGGTATTGTTCGCCCCCTCTGCCTGTCTCCCACAAGCACGCATTGCAGTCCGAAACTCGGTGCCTCATAGAGCATTGCGCTTGAGTTACCGACCATGACATCGCAATGAGTCATTAGAGAATAATAGAGTTGCGGCGAAACGTTCTCGGCGAACACGCATTGATGCCTGCTACCGCTCCAATCGCGCCACACACTATTGATCGCTTCGCCTCCCGGATCAGCATTCGCGCCTAAGCACACGCACTGTATTTCAATTTTGGATAACGCAGCCACGACAGCCCGCGCTTCCATCATTGGCTCTGACTCTACGGTATTCGGATGAACGCACACGATAGCGGCCTTTTGGTCGAGCCGCCAATCCATGCGCTTAAACACGCCTTCCCTTGTCAGCACCGCCGTCTGCTTGATGCGATCGATGGCTGGCGAGCCGGTCATGTAGACCTTGTCGCCTTTGTGACTCAGCGGTCCCTCATTATAGTCGCCGCCAGTAATGCGATTGAACGCAACAGCATTGGTAGCGAAGTGGATACAGCTTAAAGCCGTGATCGCGTCCCTATAGCGATTGTCCGCCGAGCCTTCCGTTACGTCGCCGCCCGCTATGTGGGCGATAGGAATGCGTCGTCGCGCAAGTTCAACTACTGCCTCCAAAACCTCAAATCTATCGCCGCCGACAATGGCCGCGTCTACGTGCTTAGACGAATAGCCGAAGTCATCTGCTTGCCATAGGTGCGAAGTATGCCACGCCTTCAATAACGCCTCATGCACGACCTCTAGGCCGTTACGATCCGCGCGAGAGCCGGTGATGACCAGGACTTTCATTTTCGCTCTACCATGCATCTAAATCCAAACGTGTGTACTAGCCTTGCCACGTCCGGGCGACCGTTGCAGGTGAAATCTTCCTTTCGCGACTCCTCATAGTTGCGAGCGCAGCCGCAGCAGGTCAAAAGCAGAACTGCTAGAATCATGATGACCTTCATTGCTGAGTCCCCTCTTTACGGTGTCGATGGCAGGCAGATGCAGCGCCGCCAGATGTCCTCCGCTGTTTGTAGACTACCTTGACGGGGGGCAAATTTGAAATGCGACAGCTTATGCAGTGGCGTGAAGATCGCTCGCGCTTCGAACCCGTCATCCAATAGCGCCTGGATCACCGCGTCCCGCTCGTTCATTACGCGAGGATCGAGCAGTATGGCATTGAGCCAGTGATTGCTTCCTGGCACGTCAATCATGCTGACGTTTTTGTTATCGTCAAAGGACACCGCATAGCGCGCCGCCAACGTCAGCTTGGCGCTCAATGTCTGAGCAAGCCTGCCAAGCTGTTCAACGCCCAACGCAGCGCCCATAGACGACATGCGATAATTCCAGCCGACCTCATCGTGCTGCCACAAGAACGGATGCTCGACTTTAGCTTGTCTCGCTAAATGACTGACGCGCTCCGATATTTGCTGATTGTTTGTCAGCACCGCTCCACCGCAGTCAGTCGTAACGATCTTATTAAGGTTGAAGCTCAATGCGCCAGCCATGCCGATTGTGCCGCAATGCTGCGTCAGAGCAAATGATCCCAAAGCCTCTGCGGCGTCCTCGATAACCACAATGCCGTAATACTCCGCAATGCTGTGTATGTCGTAAATCTCGCAGGGATTGCCGAGTAGATGAACGGCGACTATGGCCGCGACCCGCCGCCCGGTCGCAATGTTCTGCAATGTGCCGTCCTGATGTCGATGGAAGAAGCCCCTATCCCCAAGATACTGTCGCAATTTGAAACGGGCGACCCCTAGCGTTTGAACGTTGTTATCCACAAAATGCGGGACGGCCCCGGCGTATACGATGGCGTTGGCCGTGGCAGCGAAGGTCAGGGATGGGCATAGAACCTCATCCCCCTTCCCCACACCCGCCGCTATCAAAGCGAGATGCAGAGCCGCCGTACCGCTACTGACGGGTATTACAAAATCAGCCCCGGTAATCCGCTTCAGGCTCGCTTCGAACTCCCATACATAGCCCTCCCCCAGATTTATCCTGCTCAAATGAATAGCGTGCTTGGGCCGCTGAAGCTCACGCGACCCGTCGCCTATTACCGCCCGGACGACGCCAACAATCTCATCCGCTATCATTGGACGTTTTCTTCCGATCAGTCTCTGCCATAAAAGCATTTAGTGTCGCCTCGACCCGCGATCTAATGATGTCCATATCTATAGCCTGCCGCTGTCGGTGCAGATTTATCATCGAGACTACGGCCTGAAGATTATTGCGAACCTGATGTTGCAACTCCGCGAGCAGAATTTCTTTTTCGTTTGCGCATTCCGCTAACAATTTTCTCAATCGTTTAACCTCGCCCCTTAGATGATTTTGTTGATGCCCGTTCGTTTCCATAAAGCCTCTCCCAAGCTACTTGTGCCATTTCCAAGTCCATGCCGTTGTCGATGTCGATGCTCCGCTCCTTCGGCATGACGTAGGAGTAAGCATAAGGGCCGTACCAATGACCGCCGCCACGCAACACCGATGTCTTGATAACGTAGACGGCACCATTGGGGCGCACGATGTCGGGTATGTGTTCGAGTCGTCCCGCGTGCCGACGATGGAATGCAATGTCGTCCTCACCTTCGGTAACACTCACCACGGAGTCCACACCGGCAGTAAGCATGTCGATGCACTGCGCTACGTCTATCGCTGTGCGTAACGGCGATGTCGGTTGCAGCAGACAAATTGCATCAGCATCACAGCCGAGCTTTATTAACTCATCGTCCGCGTGTTTCATCACCTGCACCATCACATCGTAGGTTTGTTCGAACTGCGGTTGTTTGATTAAAATAATTGGTTCAACAGACATCATCGCCGCCCCGACAAATATGCGTTCGTCGTCACTACTTATAGCGATTGGATTGCATAGACCACTATTACGCGCGTGATTTACCGCATGAATCCACAACGAAACGCCGCCAACCTCACTCCAATTCTTTTCCGGCAGGCGCTTGCTGTTCTTTCGTGCCGGTATCAGTCCGACGACTTTCATGCGGATCGCCATACAGCAACAGCAACCTTCACTATATCGCTAGGCGTCATGCTTTCATGAATTGGCAACAGCAAATGTTTGTCCCAAAAGTCCCTTGCTGGCGAACCGCTAGGAGGACTTATCCAGCGGTCAGACACAATCTCCGCAGCCACACCTAATTTAGCCATCTGATCTGCTGCGCGCAGACGGTGCCCGCATCGAACAGGCAACGCAAAAATCGGAACGTCATTCCTGAACAAATAGCGCGACCGCAGCCGTTTAATTATCTTGCTGGCATTTTCCCGCCGTATCTTAACGATGCCGTGAAAATCAAGGTCGTTACGAAACGCTCGCGCAAGCGCGGACATGGCACGCGGCTGCATATCAGATGAAATGGATCTGTAGTAATCCTCATAGTGGTTTAGGCTTTGAGCGTGCGCCTCCGGATACAGCGACGAAGAAGTCAGAGCAATAAAGCGATTTGCCACCATGTGCTGAAAATAAGCGTTTACGGCAACATCGTCGCTCGGCCGCAAATCCTTCGGCATGCTCACGTCCGCATTAGGCGAGCGAGAGAACAGCATCGCCCCATCAGACACCGGCAATATCTTATTCATCGAATACAGCGCGATGTCGGCGCAGTCGTTCTTCGGGTCGGGATTGACCAAGCAGTGCGCGCAATCTTCGAGCAGCAAGCCGCCCGCTTCGTGCGCCATGATCGCCGCGTCACACGTTGGCATCGCATAGCCGAAGTAATGCACCACCACGACAAGCGGCCGTTTTGTCGATGGACGCCCGGCAAATCCATGAACGCGACCAATCGCACGCCCTAGACTGCCAAGGTGAGGCGACAGGTCCGCTCTCAGATCGTAGAAGTCAACGCGAATGCCTGCTTTCTCAAACGGCATTATCAGTCCTTCCGGCACCATGTGCGGCATCACCACGCGGTCGGGACCGTAACGCTCGATAAGATGCACCAAGCAACTGCGCCCGGTAGCAAACGTACAGGTTGTCAGCGGCAAGAGCATCGTATCGTAGCGCAAGACGGTCAGCATCAGGATGCAGTGAGGTGTTTATATTGATGTTTGACGAAGCGGTCATACTCGGCGCGGTTCTCGACCTCGCACGGCATCAACGTTTTGATGCCAGAGCCAAGCGATTTAGAGGCGGCGCGCAGCGTGTCTACATAGGACGCCATCAGGCTAGGCGTGCATGACGCGGCATGATCCCGACCGGCTTGATGAGTGTCGAGCGTTATATGCTTCTCGAAGATGCGTGCTCCCAATCCAATCGCAATCAACGCCGCTTGACTAGTGCGTGTGTGATCTGAAAACCCGACCGTTATCTGACCAAACCGCCTGAAAATTTGGCGAATAACCAGCAGATTGAGTTGATCGTGCGGCGCAGGGTAAGCCGACACGCAATGCAATATCGTAGTCTTGGCCGGTTGCAGCGCATGGATAGCCGCCGCCATCTCGCCCCACTCGCACGCGCCGGTCGAGAGAAGCACCGGCTTGCCGCGCTTGGCAAGCTGATAGAGTAACGGCTTGTTTGTAATATTTGATGAACCGATCTTGATACGCTCGACGCCCATTTCAATCAACGCATTGAGGTCTTGCCAGTCATCCGGCGTGCAGAGAAACCGTAGCTGCATGCCCTCCGCCAATCCCTTTAGTCGAGACAAGTCATCGGCGGACAATTCCAGCTTCTTCATTTCCTCCCACCGCTCGCGCGGATAGACACGCTCGCTATTCCATAGCTGAAACTTGACCGTATCGCAGCCAGCGTCCTTCGCCGCCTTCATCAGCATCAACGCGGTGCCGATGTCGCCGTTATGATTGACGCCAATCTCGGCTATGATTTCGATGTCGTTCAATATGGGTTCCTTTCGCCGCTCAGCAAACCCTCAATGCAATCATCCATGCGCTCCTGCTCGGCCTCTATAGCTTTTGTTAATTCCTCGCCCTTCATCCCATCAAAAGCGTTCCGCATCGGAAAGTATACGCGCTTGAGCAAGGCACGAAGTCCATTCTCGATGCGCTCCAAGGCGTCAACGGTTGCGTGCACAGTCATCACTTCCTCCTGTCCGGTGCCGTATCATTCTCGCCAATGCCAATCGCCCCCGGCAACTGCGGCTCCGGCGTAATCACCCCACGTTCCAGATTAGCCCCGGCAAGCAGCGGTCCAGCCGTTTTAGATGCGCGCTCGATGTCGTCCACAACGGCAAGAATCTGATCGCTGGTACACGTCCACGGTTCGCCATCCTTCCACCACCCGGTCGTGCGATGCATGAAGCGCATGTAGAAAGTCGTCGCAAGGTACTGATCCATTGTTTCAGTCAGCAGCGCCTTGCACAGCTTAATTGACTTCGGCGGCTTGCCCCATTCAAACGTGCCAAGCTCCCTCACGCCTGGATTGACGGCGAATACGCGCCCATCGTTGCCACCGACAAAACGTATTTTCAAACGAACGGCCTCCTATAAGCGGGAAAGAACTCAGCGGTAGACTCTCGACCGTGCTGCTCTTGTTCTTCCATCGCCTTGCGATTGCATAGCGACTCATAAGCCGTGGCGTCGAAGATGCGCCCGTATCGCCTTGCTACCAAGAGAACGTCAGAGAATCCAGACTTGAAGAACAACAGCGAATTTGTCTGCGCACCCTCGACGTGCGGGCCGTCACCACCAAGATGAAAACGCTTGAAGCCCATATCGCGCAATTCGCACGCCACTTTGAAATACATAAAATCATCTAACCCGTCGCCTCGGCTCTCATCGTCACTACCAAGAAAATGAGCATAGGCCGTTTCACCTAAACCTATTGTTAGCAACGCACGATGCCAGCCGCCATCTGTCCAGACTTCCCAGAAGCGAGCACCAACCCCTTCTTTCTGATAGGCGTCCCAATATTCAAGCGAGTGCTTCCAGTAGGCGCTCGCCTCTAACCGCTCCATCGCTTTGTCATAAAGCACTTCAAGCGACTTCGGCGTGCCCGCATGCAGGGTCGCTCGCGCTTCCTTCGCCGCCTTAATTCCGCGCCGCACGCGACGGCGCAAATGTTCGATGTCGAAATTAGTCAGATCGACAACAACAACTTCCTTGGCTTCTAGATAGGTATTAACAGCGTGATTTAATAACTTGCCCTGCAAATCATCAAACAACGGATGCATGCAACAGAACTCCGACACGATATATTCACGTCGCGCCCAGGCCCATAGATTGTCTTGAAACGGTGCCGCCAATTCAGGGCTGGCCCCTATCGGCCCGCCGTACCCGTAGAGACTTGTTAGCTCGAAATGATCTGCGCCGACCGGCATCATGAACATCGGCTGCATCACGAAGTCCGACCCTCGCGTGAACACTACGAGGATCGCATGACCCGGCCAGCGCGATTCATGGATGCGCGCATAGGCGGACGTGAAATGCACGTCCTGAAGCTCTATCGGAAGTCTATCGAAAAAACCGTCCCATTCGGCGCGATCATCCGTAGCAGAGAGAATTATGAGCATGACTTAGTGCCGCGTAGATGGCGGTTTGAGCAGCAACGCTTCACCTGAGGTCGAGTTCACCTTTACTCGTGCGGCGGCCAAGTGCTGACGTTCTTCGTCCGTGAGCCGAGACATTATGTTGCCGGTTAGCGTTTGCGCCAGCCCTAACCCGGACAGATTCATCATGACGTAGGACGCTTCGGACGGCTTTCCTAAATCGAACGATACAACAACCTTGCCGCCTACCGGCATAACGCTTGCATTATCAGCAAGCTTGAATGCCTGAGTATCTAATTCAGGCGCGCAGCCAACCCCCCACTCCATCGGGAAATGAAACAGCGAGCCGGATTTGTGGCCTATCTTCTCAGCGGCCTGCACAACCTCATAAACAAGACCGAGCAACCACTTCGCTTTTTCTACAGGGAAGGTGATCGCGAACTTACGCGGCGGCGCGTCCTCTGTCCCGCCGCCAACCATGAACACCATCATGGCCGTAGTACCATCCGTCGATAAGCCCTGCGAAACAGATTCAAGCAAATGAACGTGGCTGCCGCCTTCGCCTGAAGCCAACTTCTCCATTACATCATCAGTGGTATCATTCATGGTTGCCTCCTCTGAGAGGCGTCACTGTATCACTCGAAATCGCTAGGGCAAGCCGCGTTTTACTTCATCGGTATAAAAATATATGATGGTTTAAGGTACAAACCAATAGGGGTCTGCAATGTCAGCTTATGTTCCATGTCAACTGTCATTCCGCGCGCTCACAATCCTTGTCGAGCATATTGAAAATAACTCGGATTGGCCCGTCATCGTCAACGACCAATCGCGCAATATCTGCACCACGGCTTTAATAAATCGCGGCTTTCTGCGCGTTAAAAACTCCCGCACTACAACCATCACTCGCCAAGGCCATGAAACGTTCCTAAAGGCGGCTGCGCTATGGGCCGACTTCTACGAGCGGGCAGAACTCGCAGCGGCCGATTTAGCGGCGTAGGGGAACGGCCGCGAATCTGCGGTTCAGGCCCCCGGCCTTAGAACCCCCGATTGAGGGGTGTCCTAACCCCCCGTCAGCGCATCATAATTTAGGCTAAAATTTTACTTGCCCTGCCGCTGGCAGCGGTTATCCTTCTTTCTGGGCCCCCGGTTCGGGGGGCCGGGGAGAGGCGGATCGAGAGCAGACGGCCCAAGGGCGACACTTCCGGGGTAAGCGGTTAAGGCCCACCCAATCCAGACGCGGGATTGCAAGTGAAGCCGAAGTCCACCCAAAGACGAAGGTAAAACCTTTGCACGTAGCGGCGACACAGGGCTGAAACAGTCCCGACCGACCTACCCTAAAAACTTTTTACAATTTATTGCGGCGGGGAGTTCTCGCCGCGTTAGGCAATTTGCCAATCAATGGAGATTGAAAATGTCGCAGGAATTGAAGTTTAACGGACGCGGACTAAAGACGACGGCGGGCGCTCGCGGGCGGCTGCATCTTATAGCGCACCTGCTAGATGAACGGTGCCGCGCTTTCGTAGCAGAGCAGAACGGAATGTTTTACCCGGTTGTGATGCTAAGTGAAGCCACGCAGCACTGCTTCGCAATCGCTAGCCTGGGCGTGACGGTCGTTCGAGTTTGATTGCAGTCTAGGTGCCGGGTTCGCTCCCGACACCTAAACGGCAATCACGCCGACAACGGGGCACGGCATCATGAGCAAGATCACCAAAAAACTCGCCGCCAAGGTTGACGCGGCAATTAAGAAGTACAACGAGAACGAGTTGATTACCACTCAGAAGCAGATCGACAAGATTACCGCTGACGTTCGGCGGAATGGAATTCCCGACAGCCTCAACCGCTGGATCGGGATGACGCCCGCGCTACTCGTTGCCAATAAGGCGCAACGAACGCGCATCACTAACCAGCAAAAGAGGATGGACACTATGTCGAAAGTCGGAACGAAAGAAGCAGCGCTGCGCGAGCAACGCGGCTCCGTCACTACCCCGGCCACTACAAACCTCACCGAGAAGGACAAGGTGGCTATCGTGGAAATTCAGGCACAAAAGGAAGCCAAGGTCGAAGCGAAGGCCAAGGCGAAGGCGGAGGAGAAAAAGGAGAACAAAAAAATCCGCGAAAAACAGAAGGCGGCGATCAAGGCGGGCGAGGTCGTTACCAAGCCCACAACGGTGACGGCAATCGCCAAGGTAACGCCAGAGCCGAAGACGGCGGCACCGAAGAAGACCAACGGCACCGCCAAGACAACCGAGCATAAGGGAGCGTTCACCGCCAAGGTGATCGATGATCTAATGCCGATGGTAAAGAAGGGAACCACGTTAGGCGCGCTGATTAGCGCCGCGCGTTGGGGTTCCTGCGGCAACCCGGTTCGCCGAGCAACGCGGTTTATTACGACCGTGGCGCAAGGTGACTTCGGCCTCAAGGTTAAGATCGAGGGCGACGGAGAAGAAGCGAAAGTGAAGGTTGCCTGATTACTTTTTGCCCCGCGCCAATGCGGGGCGTTTGGAAATTTGAAACTGCAACACCAACCATGGAGACGGTACGATGTTACAAGTTACCCGAAAGACAGACGCCGAGACGATACTTTCATCGAAGGCGATCATCGCGGCACCGACTATTAGCCATTGGACGGCCCGCAAGTTCGACCGCAAGATGACCAAAGACCTCCACGAGCAGAAGAAGATGTCTGCCGATGCAGGGCGATACAGGAAGTATCTAGTCGGTGAGAACGACCTAAACGAGATTGCCCAGATTGTCGGGCGGGCGCGGTCCTATCACCTGTCGGCAACGCTCGCGTGGCTGGATCAAGAGGGCCGCCGCTTGTTGCCATCGCAAAAGTACGTCGAATACTGCGAGCAAATGAACACGCTCAAGCAGGAACACGAAGCGGCGGTCAACAGATTCGTTCCACGCTACCCGGCAATGATCGAGCAAGCTAAGGCGCGCCTCGTTGATGCATTCGATCCAGCCGACTATCCGAACCCGCAGTCGATCAGATCGAAGTTCAAATTCGACCTGAAGTTTTACCCGGTCGAGACATCGGACTTTCGTTGCCAAATCTCATCTGACGACATCGAGACACTACGCGACCAAATGAAGGACGGCATGCGCGATGCGTTGGAGCAGACGCAACGCGAGGCCATGCAGCGGGCGGTCAAGGCGATGGAGCACATGGTCGAGCGGCTCCGCGCCTTCAGGCCCGCAGAAAAGAAGAAAGGCATGAAGGGGGGCCAGAAGGTCGAAGGCAAATTCCACGACACGCTCGTGGAGAACGTTCGCGACCTGATCCCGGTCCTCCGGTCGTTCAACTTCGCCAACGACAAGGCTTTCGATCAAATCTGTGACGACATGCAGAAAGACCTTTGCCGTTACGACGCCGACGAATTGCGGGACGACCAAGACACCCGTAAGCAAGTAGCCGATTCCGCCGAGAAGATATTGGCGGACGTTTCACAGTTCATGGCCTGATCGCAGCTTGGGTGCCTCGTTCGCGGGGCACCCTATCGGCAATCCTGCCGAACTAGGGGACTACAAAATGTCACAAGACATCAACCTTGAAATCGAGAATCCAGTTACCTCGCGGGAACTGGTTGACCTAATTCAACTACATTGGAACGCTAAGCCGAAGCCGCAGCCCGTCATGATTTGGGGCGATAGCGGCATCGGCAAGTCGGACCTCGCACACCAACTCGCGGCGGCGACCAAGCGCAGGCCCGTCATGTTCATGCTCAACGTTCGCGAGCCTGTGGACATGCGCGGCGTCCCGATGGTCGATCCGAAGACCAAGACGACGCTGTGGTGCGCGCCGTCCGAACTGCCCAAGGCAGACGGCAGCGACGGCGACACGCTTCTGATCCTCGACGAAATCAATACCGGCGGACTTCAGATGCTGGCAGTGGCGATGCAGCTTGTTCTCGCGGGCGAGATTGGCGATTACAGACTGCCAAGCAACTGCCGCATCCTCGCGATGGGCAATCGAACGAAAGACAGCCGAGCGGTTGTCCAGATGCCGAAGCCACTCCGCAACCGCTTCGCGCATTACACCATGATAATCGACCACGACAGTTTGGTCGCGCATCTAAAGACGGTCGGTTGCCGCGACGAAATCGTAGCGTTCATCCGCTTCCGACCAGAGTGCGTTACCCGCCAGCCGAAGGGCGATGCAAACGCCTACGGCTCGCCTCGCTCCGTTCACCGTTGCGAGTCCTATGTAGACGCCAAGCCGCATCTGCGGTTGAAAGCGTTTACCGCACTCATCGGCAAGGATGACGGCACCGAGTTGGAAGCCTTCGTCGCCATGTATCAGAGCCTGACTTGCATCGCGGACGTACTACAGAACCCGACCACTGCAAGGCTTCCTTCGCAGCGTTCGGAAATGTACGCGGTCGCAACGGCGCTCGGCAGACTGGCAGACAAGAAAAACTTTGCAAACATCATCACGTATGCAAAGCGCCTCGGCCAGCTTCATCGGGATATGGAAGTCGTCACCGTTACCGACGCAACCGACCGCGACGGCAAGCTCTGTGAGTGCGCCGCCTATACGCAATGGGCGCTCGCCAATCAGGACGTGACGTTGCGGCATTTCGAAATCGCTTAACTTAACTCAAACAATGGAGACATCGATGAAGATGATGACCCGGCAGGAAATGGAGCGGGCGGCAGCGGCGATTGTCCGCAAGGCCCGCTTCGAAATCCTCGCCAAGCATAAGTTCTACGCGGTGCTGCTGTCGCAGACGACAGACGTTGCCCGGTGGGATATTCCCACGATGGCAACCGATAGCGTCACCCATTTCTACAATCCGCAGTTTGTTCTCGATCAGAGTTTTAGAAAAATCGTAGGGACAAACATTCACGAAGCAGAACATGATGCTCGCCATCATTCGACACGGCGCAAGGGTCGCGACCCATTGCTGTGGAACTACTCATGTGACTACTCGATCAACCCCGACATCATTGATGAGGGCTACGAACTGCCGGATGGCATTCTTCTTCGCGATGACCTGCGCGGTCTAGGCGCTGAGGAAATTCACCGCATTCTTCGCAGCGAACAAGACCAGAAGCGGCAAGAGGAGCAGAAGGATGAAGGCCAGGAAGACAAGGACGGTGACGAGCAACAAGAAGGCAGTTCGCAAGGCGATGAGCAAGGCGACCAGTCCGAAGGCCAAGGCCAGAGCGAAGAAGGAACAGGCTCTGATGCAGAAGCTGATGCGGGAACTGGCGATGGCGCTACCGAGGCCGAGGGCGCAGGCGCTGGCGGTGATATTCCCTCATCGTGTGGAGCCGGTAGGTGCGGCGAAGTTCTCGACGCGCCTGGAGATGAGGCGGAGCAGGCGGACCTCGACGCGCGTTGGGAAGTGACAACGCGCCAAGCGGTCAGCATGGCGAAGAAGGCCGGGACGCTTCCCGGTCATTGGGCGGCGGAAATCGAACGCCGCCACACGCCGACGCAAAACTGGAAAGAGGTTTTGCGCGAATACATCGACTCGTTTGCTGATCGAGTGCAAACGTGGAACCGAGTAAACCGCCGCTTTGTATCTTCGGGAATCACGCTCCCAAGCTATCAGCGCGACGGCGTGAACAAGGTTTGCTTCATCATCGACGCTTCCGGCTCGATGGGCGGTCAGCACGTCAAGATCGCAAACGAGCTACAGGCGGCGCTCGATGATGGGTCGATCACCGATGCGGTCTTTATTTACTGTGACACAGAGGTCTATCACACCGACCGTTTCACAGGCGGCGACCGCATAACACTGGCACCGATCCGCTTGGGCGGCACCGACATGAAGCCAGCCTTTGCACAGATCGAACAGGACGATGGCGATGCTTCGCTTATCATCTGCTTGACCGATCTTTACATCGGCGACCCAGGACCGGAGCCGCAGCAACAAGTGCTGTGGATGGCCTACGGCGATCCGCGATCAATTGAGCATGAAGGCTCCCTGCTTCCTTGGGGCCGAGTGCTGGACGTGGACACCGAATAGGAGGGCGAAAGCCCTCCACTTTCTTAACCCGCGCCGATGACGCTAACCAACGGAGAATGACGATGCCACGCGAAACATTAGATACATTGATAAGCCGCGATCCATTCGCGCGCACGGAATTACATCGGTTCAACTCGCGCCACCTTGGACAAGGACTGACCTGTGATTGGTGTGGCTCAAAGGGCCGACAGCTAAAATTCGATTGGCTGCTGTACCGCTACACCACAGAAACGGATGGTGGTTCGATGGTTCATGATGGCGTATTCTGCTGCAAATCTTGTCACGATAGTTATCACAGCTAACCCGCGCCAATGGCGCTAACTGATGGGGAATGACGATGGTTCGCCAAGATGAAAACTTTCTTCAATGGTTGGCGACCGTGGAGAAAGAGATAACCGCCTCCAAACGACGCATCGTGTCATTGCGGTATTGGCGGGTTTCCTTCGATAAGGGCCGCACACCTTATGAGGCCGCACGGCATTATTTTCCAACAACGGAGAAGTGACGTAACCCGCGCTACTGGCGCTAACTGAGGAGACGACAATGAAGTGCAGAGTTATAGAGCTTGTGGCCGATGTGACAAACCCGGCCGCAGATCGCCGATCTAGGGACTGGAACAAGACTCCACTGCTCAAGAAGGGGCAGCGGTTCACGGTGCACGAGGGTAAGGATTTTGAGTTTCTCTACTCTTGCGACCATAGATACTCACACGAAATCGCGCATAGCGATTTGGGCAAGGCCATTCTTGCTAACTCTGTCACGGCAGAGGCGGCGACTGTGACCGAGCTTGCCCGCGTACACGATTGCGATTTTAGCGGCGACGAAATCTTACGGATACTCGTCAAGCTTGGTCGCGTCGATGATACGGACTTCGCCGCAGTTGGCGAGGCCCTTGCTGCCGACGAAAGCCTTTAACCCAGGAGACGACAATGAAATATCGTTTTTATCTGGAATGCCCACGCTGCAGTCATGAGGCCGAGTTCGTGACGGACAATTACTGGCAGAAGCCGCGCTTCCAGTGCGGCGACTGCCTGATGGACCGCGTTGAAATCGTGGAAATGAAAGTGGTGACATCGGAGCAGTTGCCCACTTTCTCACAATAGGAGACTAAAATGGAATACCACTATAGCGATCTGAACAGCCTTGCCGACTCCTTCGAGAACGAAGCGCGCAAGCTGCGCGCTTCAATGTCGGGGAAGCCGGGTAGCAAGAAACTGAAAGACATCGAATTGCGCGAGCGGGCGGCGGCCTTTGAGTCGGTTGCCTACACCATTCGGCACACAAAGCTTGGAGGGTGATATGTGGAAGCTCTTTTGTCTCGTAGTCGTCGCGCCGATGTCGTTCATCCTTACCGATGTGATGATGCCGTATCACCCGCCGCTCACTTTCGAGCAGCGGTGGGAGGCGGTGCCGCAGTCCAATGTCGGCGTTAAGAAGGGCGATAGGCTCGACCGCAAGGTTGCGCCAGCGCCTAAGCCACAGCAGCGGCAGCCGACAATGGTGCCGATGCGAATTCGCGTTGCTGGCGGGTGCATATCGTTCTGTGATTATCCATGATGGAGGTGGAAAATGGCAAATACCAAACAGGCGCATATCATTAACATGATGAACGCTCTTCAAGACTACGTTGACGAGCGTATTTTCCACCATATCGCCCGTTACGAGCATGGACACGACCCGGATTGCGATAGATTGCTGAAGACGGCAAGCGATCTGGAAACAACGATAGAGAAGCTAATGGAGTCGTGACTGCGGCCTGCTGCGCCAGTGCAAGAGGAGAGGAGGGCCGCCCCTCGCGGGGCGGCCCCCTTTTTTTGCTTTCACTCAGGCACCCAGCCGTTTGCAAAGGCCGCAGCAGAACCGCGCTCGATCATTCCGCCCGTATCCTGAAGGCGGTCCACTTCTTCGTCTTCCATCCCTAGCCGCCGCATAATCTCCTCCGCTGGAATTTTCATTTCATGCGCCAGCGTGCGCACAATATCCGCCATCTTTAAGACGCCATGATTTCCGCGCGCCCGATTATGCCGGATGGTAGACATCATCTGGTGCGCCGCATCGCCGGGTCGCAATCGGACTACCGGGACCAGCCCCTTAGTTAAAGCCTTTACGTCCTTGTCGGCCGAAGCGAGCACCCATCTATGAAAGCCATCTACGAGCTCACCGTCCTGGCGGGCGACTAGCGGCTGAGTCCAGCCGTCCTCTAGCAGCGACACCTTGAGCAATTCTAGTTCGGGCGGCGCAACGTGATTAGGATTATAGTTGTTGGCGCGGAGCGTGTCGGGCTTGACCCACTCGACCGCGCTGATCGGTTGCTTCTTTAGGCCCGGAATATCCACCATAGCTGCACCATTATAACCGCGAGGAGAATCAAGACCGGCCAGGGTTCTCTCACGTAGCGAGTTCTTTACGGTAATGCTCCCACGCTTTTTTCATCTCTGCCTCTTGCCGGAATGGCCGAACTGGTTGCTTACGGCCTTTATAGTCGCCGCGCATTGCAATCATCAACAGGAACCGCCAGGAAACACCCGTATCCGGATGCGGCACCGTTGGCGCTATAGGGTCCGAGGTCTTACCGTAGTGATTACGAACCCAGTTCTGCACCCGGCTGGCAATCTGCGAGCGGTACGGCTGTGGATGCTTAGCGATCCAGTACCGGACCCAATTAGGCCACGTAAAATTACCCGGCTTGGATGGTAGAGCGCTGAAAGCATAAAGTTCAGTCGTAGAGTAGCGCGCCGCCGTTGCGCTACCGGGAACCCGGTTACTCATCTTGTCCCAGATGTCGGGAAAACACACCGAATACATCCACAGGTTTTGCATCGGTTCCTCGCCGTAAGGTGGCGCGCAACGCTGCGCGTTGCGGGAGACACCGGCCATTTCCATCGCATCATAGGCGCGGTTGTAATCGAGCTTGAACTGCTTGGGGTAGGTCCAGACGTCAGCCGTTGACCAGTCGTAGATCGGATAGACCTTCCAGAGATTATCCGCCCAAGGCCGCACATAGGGTCGGGTGTCCCGATGCCGATGGAGGACAGCGCGAGTCCGCGCGAGGCTCTCATTGGCCCGTATACCCATAACCATCCCTACCCGGCCGTAGTCCAAGGCATCGAATATAAGAGGTACGCTTTCGGGCATCGTAGGGCGGGCCGCGGTAGCCCTTGGGAACCCCGGCACGGCCCCTGCCGTAATAGCCTCCGGGGGTAGGGGCCTAACCCATTTGGCCTCTACCTCCGGCCCCCAGGGATACCAGAAGGGTTCCCGCCTGGAACAGCCGTTTCGATGCTGAATGGGTAGGCAATACCAGCGTACTTCTACCCCCGGTAGCACAGTGCAGCGGCGCACGTAATGCTCTGTATCGTAGGGAATAGCCTCCTCGTCATAGAAAAACGCTATAACCCGCTGCCCCCGCGCGCGGGCTACCTCAAGGGTCAGGTGTAGACAAACCGTCGAATCCTTGCCCCCGCTAAATGAGACTGCGAGCGTATCGAATAGCTTGTAGCAATCGTTTAGCCGTTCAAGCGCTAGGTCGAGCACGCTACGGTCAACAAGCTTTTTCTTGGCGTAGACTCCTGTCGATAGCGACTTGCTCGACTTACTATCTTGGACCAGATCATCGCCGCTGTAGCCTTCGTCGCTCACGTTATTTCCTGCGTCCTGATACGGTCTATGTTCTTGGCCGAGACGCCGCCAACGAGAGTGCGGTTTAGCATCGGGTGTTCTTCATGCGTCGGGCCGAAGTCGGAATCCGGATGAAAGACGGTAAGCTGCATCGCACTATCGGTTGTCTCGAAAGCGTGCACGGCGTCCGGGGCCAGGATGAACATACTACCCGCGTCTAGGCTCTCGGTGCCGTCCTCTGTATGGCACAGGCCATGACCAGTGTGGATCATGCCGATACGCACGCTAGGGTGCGTATGTTTGGTCTGTGAAATACCGACCGGAAAGTGCAGGAAATTAAAGCATGGCTCGCCGCGTAGCGGCGGCGAGATTAACAGCGTGTCCGAACAGCCGTCGATATATTTCAGCCGCCCTTTGTCTTCCAGAAACCGGCCGACAATATTAAGGCCGAAGTAGTCATTGCGAAATGCAATAAAGCCCTTGCTCCCCTCCGAGGCAAGGATCTTGGAGCGATTGTTCTGTGGGATTGAAAAGTAGGAGTGATCGAACAACACCCGATCAAAGCGACCGTCAACCATCACCCACGTTTGTCCTTCATGCAGATAACCGAACAGCGTACCCTTGCCATGTATCTCCAAGGATTCCATGTCACTGTTTATGCCGTAGGCGCGGCACGGAAATTCCGCATCATCGAACGCGGCCATTAGGCCATGCCGCACTGGCTCGATAGTGGCTGGCTTCATGTTTTCCTCTTTGTATTTTTTGCCATTCCGATTAGCGCCTCCGCAGTCGTGCGCAGCTTTAGCTTGTCACGCTCCCCGGATAGCCATGTAACTACGATGTCTCGATCCTCCGGCATCATATCAAAGCGAAGCTGTACCCCGCGCGTCCCCGGCATGACCGCGCTACTCTGCGTCACGCTTTCAGGCTCGATCATGTCGCCCATGAAACTGCTAAGCTTGAAGCCCTCTAGCTCCTGATCGCCGAACCCTAGAAGCGGCAGATCAAAGCCAGCTATCTCAAGGTCGCGCAATTCTGCGGTAAGCTTTGGAATGTCCCACTCAGCTAATCGACCCAGTTGGTTGTCCGCCACGCGGTAGGCGCTCTTTTCCTCCACCGTCCAGCCTACCGCTACTGCTACCGGGAAGGATGCAAGACCGAGACGTTGCGCCGCTAAGAGGCGGCCATGCCCATAGATCAACACTCCATCCTCATCGACTAGCACCGGCGCAGTCACGCCGAACCGTCGCATACTTTCTGCTAGTTGCTTGACCTGTGCATCAGTATGGCGCAGCGGGTTGCGCTCGTAGGGCTTAATCTTCTCTATAGGCCAGCGCTCGATCTTATCGACCGGCCAATCCCTAAGCGGCCCCGAATCCTTGGTCTTGATCTTGGTCGCACTCTTCGCCATTGGGCCATCCGAGTCTGCTTACCCGAACGTAATCATAGCGCCTATATTCCCCCTGGCCTAGATACACGCGAATATTTGCATATCCCTGCTGCGGGAAACTTAAAATCTGCGCCGGGACATCGTCGCCGTCTGCCAGACTATAGATAACCGCATCACCGATTCCGGGTACACTCATCGAGGCTCTCCCTTAATAGCTTGCGTAAGTGAGCGCGCTCCCTGCGCTTTTGCATGGGCGTGCGATAGTGCGGGCAGATATGCCCGCTCATGGTCTTGGGGAATTGCTCAAGCTGTTTGAACACGTAGGCGAGCGATTCCGCCTGCTTACCATCGGTCATATTACGAACGTTGCTCATTCAAATACCTCATACCGGCAGCGGTGATCCAATGAACCTGCTGAGAAGCACCCTTGCTCCACTTGCGCCTTACAGGATGCCCGTTAGCGCCGTCCCTATACTCAAGAAACCCGAAGTCGTGCAGCGGCGCGAAACGCGGGCCGATGCTATCGACATTCCCGATAGTAGGATCATCGCGGAGCAAATAATCCCACACCTCGCCTTTAGTCGATCCGCTTTCTCTGCGGCTTGGTAGCCCACAACACTTGAGAACCTTCAGTTGCAGGGCATCGCACTTGACCAGCCTCGCTGCATCGTGGCTTGTCTGCGGATCACTACTGCGCGCTAGCGCACGCGCCGGATAGTTGAATAGCGTCTCGCCTAGCGAATCTTTCATCCCGCCCATCACACGCCCCCTCCATTGCTAGCTTTAGCTTCCTGCTCTCGCTTGCCGTAGTAAGCCCGTAGCTCGGCATCACTTGGTGACTTCCACCCGCCGACCTTTGCACCGTGGGTATTTAAGCGAACGAAGATATAGAGCGCCACCCAAATGCCCGGTCTGTTGTTTGCATCCTCCATGTAATCGCGCGTATCGGCCTCGTCAGTTTCCGACCACGCCCTAACAATCGCATACTGCGGCGCTTCAGCGTGGACGAAGACGTTACACCGGCATCCTGGGTAACTGTCTCGCGCTGGTATCGCTAACTTTGCCTTGCGCGATTGATGTGCCGCCTTAGCGACACGATCGCGATGCAGCGTTTCTTCGTCAAACGCCTCGCTTATCTCTTGCAGAGTCGGCGGCCACTTATAGCGTAACTGTAAGCAGTTCCAGTTGCGAACGTCCGTTAGATGCTCCACGACCGCAATATCATACTTCTCGAATAGCACCGCGCATTGTAGCGCGAACCCGTCAGAGTCGGCGAACTGATCTATCCTGTATCCCGAGCAAAGAGCCTTGCCCGCTCTCGCTATTCTCACCTGCTTCGACAGCCCTTGATAGCTTGTCCCATGCCTCGAAGATTCCGACTTTCCGACCATTATAGCCTCCGTTGCGTTGACCATTGCGGTAGGCGAACTGCGCCGCCCGATCTACCCACGTTCGCCACGTCGCGTGCAGATCGGCAATCATCGTACCCTTGCTCTGGTGATAATTCCGGCAGGCGCTTGCCATGCGCTCGACCTCGCCATGACCATGACCGGCCCGATGTGCATAGGCCCGGTCCTGTTCGTCTGGATACCAATCAGCAGGCATAGGATGGCGAGTTTTACGACGACGCCCTACTGTGACTCTTTCTGAATCTTCCTTACTTGGTAGACTCTTCTTAGAGTCAGAGTCTAAGAAAGAGTCTATATAGGTCGTGTTCAGGGGTTTTAATTCCGGCTCTATAGTTTTCAACGGGTTAGCACCGTCGCCGGTTAACTGGCCGAGATTCCGGCGCTTTTCTTTTTGAAGCCGTTTCTGGCTAACTTTCTCGTCCCGTTCGATCAGTAGCGCGCGAATGGTCGGTGCTATCTTACGCCAGCGATCCAACGTCATTCTGGTAGCGTGGGAAAGGTAGCGGTCGTCCCCCGCGAGCCATCCATCCGCTGATCGCCACATAGCAATTAGTAAAAGCAAATAGGCCCCGTTCTCTGTAGTCGTCAGGTGCCCGGTATCGGCTAGGTAGGCATCGGTGTCGAGGCACAACTTGCTAAGTACGGCCATAAGCTACTCCCATGAAATACGATTGATTATCGTCGAGCCTTCATGCTCGGCATCCCAAACAAACCATGCATAAGCGGTAGAGCTAGGAGCGCGCGGGCCGGTCCAGCCGTCGCGGTGCATCATCGGCAGCCGATTGCGAAAGACGTGAACGCGAGATAGCGCGCCTTCTAAAATATCGCTGCGCCCGGTAGCTTCGAGGAACGCCAACCGCAGCAGCATCACTACCTTTGGGCAGAGCGTTAGCGCGTGGCGCACAAATTCGTTGGCAAGCTTAAACGGCGGGTTAGTAATAATTGCGCTGCAATGCGGTGGCGCTCGTGTCTCCATAAGAAAATCGACGCCGCCTTCGTCGGGGGTAAAACCGCCGTAAGTAACGAGGTCGGTTGACCAGACACCAAACCCGGCTTGCCGTAGAACGTAGGAGATTGCGCCGCGACCACACGCTGGTTCCCAAATATTTAGCGGGAACGTCTCGACCTGCAGCAAGGCGCGGGTAGCTTCGGGCGGCGTCTCGTACAGATCGTCCTTACGATCCGCTAAGACGTGATGACCGGCTTGTACCGATTGTTTGTTTGACACTGCGCAGACCCCGAAAAGAATCGCGCTATAATAAGCCCGGTAATAGGGTGGACTCAAGTTCTGCTACTATCACCTGCAATGTCGGTGTTTGTCCGTAAACTTTTCGGAAGCGTGAGGCGACGACTTGCGAATCATCGCGCCATACGACCCCCTTGATCGCGTCCGCAACCATCTTCTCTATATTATCAAAATCAGGTTTGGTTACTGGATAGAGATAGCCGGTCAGTGCGTTGTTGCGTTTCTTAATCGGCCAGCTTTTCGGCACCGGGAACGTCGCGGTTATCAACAACTCTACCGGGCCACCAAACAACCCTATGTGTCCCATCGCGTCCTTAGCTACCGCCCGTAGTTCTTTTTCGTAGGCGCGCGTCGGCGCTGGCGTATATCCCCAGGTTTTACCGCCGTGACTTACAATTTGTGCGCGAGCCTTGCCGCGCGGCTTTCCGTCCAAGCTGAAGGATACGGAGGTCAATGCAGCGCCGCGCTATGCGTAGACTCGTCATCGAGCATGATATGAAAGAGCAGACTAGCGGCGACATCGCCGGGTTTCATACCCATGCGCGCCGCCAGCTTGAGCAGCCATTCGGCGGTGCGCTCATCGAGTTCTACGAGGTCAGTATTGGTGTCACGATTTTTCATGACGGGCGGCCTTAAGTGATTCGCGGCTAAATGTCAGTCGGCCAAGCCACGTTTTCCGGCCAATATTTGTGAAACGCCATCTCAAGTTCGTCATACTTGCGCAGCGTGATTGATACTTGTCCCTTTCTAAACTTGGGCAGGAAGTCGCGATGTCCGTATAGCTTGGCGCTTGCTTGTCCTAGAGTAAGCCGCGTTGCCTTACAGTAAATTCTGGCAAGGTTTAGTAGGCGCTCGCGTGCTTCGGCTTCGATCATGTGAATTTCTCTTTGCGTTCAGCATAAAAAAATACTATAAATTAGATTCGTCGTCAATCCTACTAGGGGCTGCAAAATGAAACCTGTACGATGGGATGGCACGCTACCAATAAAACGGCCCGGTATTTATGCCGGGGTGCCGATGTCCGTCTATCACAGCCAGGATATTTGTCCGGGGCCGAGTATCAGTAGCGGTGGCCTCCGTAGGATGTTCAAGGAATCGCCCGCGCACTTTTTTGCTAAGTGGGATGGCAACCCGAACCGTAAGCCGGAAGAAACGCCGCGCCACTTCATCTTAGGACAAGCCCTCCATCATTTGCTGCTAGGCGAGCCGGGGTTCGCCAAGTTCTTTGCTATCCAGCCCGCCGAGTATGAAAACAAAAAGGGTGAGGTAAAGCCGTGGAGCAATAACGCTACTGATTGCAAAGAGTGGCACGAGGCGCGCAAGGCGGAAGGCCGCAAGGTTTTGTTAGCGAGCGAAGTCGAAGACATACGCGGCATGGCTGAGAGCCTTGGCAGGCACCCTATTATCAAAGCCGGTGCGCTAAACGGTCAGATAGAACGCTCGATCATCTGGCAAGATAAAGAGACGGGCATTTGGCTCAAGTCTCGACCCGATACCATCCCCGGTGATAGCGCCGACTTTGTTGATCTGAAGTCAATCTTCAGCGTGCAATATAATGACGTAGTAAAACGCATGGGGGATTCTTCCTACCAGATGCAGGCGGCGTTAGGGCGGCGCGCAGCGCGCGAAGTTCTCGGCTTACGCGCTATCACATGGTCGTTGGTGTTCGTAGAAAAATCCACGCCCTATTGCGTGCGGGTATTCACGCTAAAGGATAACGACCTTGATCGCGGCGAGAAGCAGATACAGGCGGCGATTCATGCCTTTGTGCGATGCCTAAAGTCTAAACACTGGCCGGGGCCGGGGGGGGAGAGCCGCGATGCAGAATATATTGAACTAAGTGAGCGTGAGCAGAAAGCCATAGATGACAAGCTTGCAATGATGGAGAGCTAACTATGAGCGACCTAGAATATATGCCGAGCAACCAACAACAGAAGCCGATGACCAAGCGAGACTTGGCAACCTTCGGCATGGAAGCGCTGGATAAGACCCGCGCGGGACAAGTAGCCGTAACGCGCGCCGCTGGCGGCGTTTCGTTTGCTAGCGCGCTTGAGGTAATGGAGTTCGCAAAGCTAATGGCCGTTGCCGACAAAGCGGTGCCGAGGCATTTACGAAACAATGCCGGTGCCTGTCTGCGTATCGTCTTCCAGGCAGTCGAGTGGCAGATGTCACCGTGGGCGGTCGCGGACAAAAGCTACGAAGTAAACGACCGCATCGCCTATGAGAGCCAACTAATTCATGCCGTGATCGAAGCCCGCGCGCCGCTGCGCGAGCGGTTGATATGCGAGTACGCTGGCGAGGGGGCCGAGCGCGAATGTCGAGTAGTCGGCAAATTCCTTGACGGTACGGAGCGCGATTACACGACGCCGCAAATAGGAAAGATACGGGTCAAGAATAGCCCGCTCTGGAAAGACGACCCGGACCAGCAGCTATTCTATGCGGGCAGTCGTAGTTGGGCGCGCAAGTGGTGTCCTGATGTTCTGATGGGACTCTATACCAAAGACGAACTAGCACGCGATCCTACCTTGGGCCGTGACGAGTCCGAACTGCCGGGGCCGGGGCTACATGCGCGGCTCGTTAGCGGCAACGTAGATCGAGAGGAAGGACATAGGGAGGGCTATGTTGAAACAGAACTTGGACCTGAAAAAGATAACGCAAGTGTGGATGACGCAGAACCACGGGGTGATGATACTACTGCCCCGGCGACTAGCACTGTTCGCAAGGGCAAGCGTAGCAGAAAAACTAAGCCAGTCGAAGCTATCGCGCCGTCGCCCTCGCTCAAAGCCGAAGATATAAAGAACGCAAAGCAGTGGGCAATCTATTGCGCGGCATGGCTAAGGGAATCTATCAGCGCTGACGATATTCGCAAGCGATGGGATGCAGAGCGCAAGCTGCGTAACAACGCTGGCGTTACCGCCGACGAGCGAGTGCCGGTGCAGAACTACATGGTAGATCGCTGCAAGGAATTGGGAGAACCCCAATGAAGAAGGACAGGGCAGAGGAAGCATACGCCGCCATGAAGACAATCGGGCGACCAGTGACCATGCCAGAGTTGGCGGACCATACCAAAATCCCGATTGGGTCAATCGGCGCAGCCCTCAGACGCTTTGTAAAGCATGGCGTCGCTGCCGAGGTCGGCGTCAAAAAGATGACGAATGGACATCTGGCTAAAACGTTCAAGCTGAACGGCACCCTACTACTGTCAGGGCGCAGCGGCAGGCAACTTTCCATCACGCTAGATGATGTCCGCCAAAACCGGCATCTTAATCGAAGTCAATTAAGAGTGAAATTCAATGCTCGTAATTGGCGGACAGTCGATCTAGCCGTTTGTTTGGTCAGCTTGTTAGAGAACCCGTACCTATCAAATGAACAGCGTTCTGTCGTTGCTGAATCAGAGCAACGATTCAAGATAGGCCAAGTTGAAAGGGCGAGGAAGCTGATAGACCCGATCCGGCGCAAGGCTTGGGGTAATAGCAAACAGTACGGTTCGCCCGAACATCTTGCAAATCGCCGACGTGTTGATCTTGAAAAGCCAATCGACGTTATATGCGTGGTGGCCGACAGGCTCTCCACCATAGAGGTTCCGCTGCTAGGGGAGGCCGACAGGGTTGCCTTCGCGCATCGGATTAACGACGCCTGTAAGCAGTTGATACAACTGCGGCGGCGTATCAATAGAGGAGGATGAAATGACGACGACTCACTTTCCAGACAAGCAGAAGATCACTTGGATTTCGGTCAAATACATCTCGGTGATCTGGCCGAATGCACAGCGACCGTTCCGACCAGAAAAGGCCAAACGGATTGCTGACAATCTCGACCCCGACATGCTAGGGGAGATTCTTGTGACCAAGCCGAACGGCAAGGGAATCTATCACAACATCGATGGTCAGCACCGCGTTGCCGCCGTCCGCTTGTTGTGGGGACCAGATGAGCAGGTGCCGTGCGTGGTCAAGGACGCCGAAGCCGTTGACGAGAAGCGCGCCGCAAAACTATTCGACGGCATCAACAGCACGCAGTCGCGCACACCGCCGAACCAGCTTGAGACTTTCAGGGTACGGCTAACGGCTGAAGAAGCAGATGAGGTCGAGGTAGACAGGATCGTGCGCTTTTACGGCTTCCGCGTCGGCTACAGTGACAAGAGTGGTCGCAATATCAGTGCCTGCGGCACGCTGTTGAGCATTTTGCGTCGGTATAACGCGGACATTCTGAAGGCTACGCTAGTCACTGTTAGGACGACTTGGGGCTTCGATCCAGCGGCGGTGAACGGCACTATGCTAGCAGGTTACGCAATGTTCTTGCGGGAGTTCGGACACCGTTGCGATCATAAGCGGCTAATCAGGGTCATGGAGAAGAAATATACTCCTGGCCGTCTGCTCGCCGCCATCAAGGCAATGAAGGAATCCAACTTCGCACCCAACGGACCCGCCGCCTTAGTAGACATCATCCTGATGAACTATAATCAGCGTTTGGCCGCTGATGCGGTCTTGAAGCGCAAGTGAAACTCCCTCGACCATACATACCGCTCCGCGTCCGAGTTGTGGTCGCGGAGCGGAAAGCTACGGCGGCAGGGGTTTATCCCCGCGCCAGTATTTCAACGTGGCCCTACGGGGCGCAGCTACGAGAACTACTTTATGTTCTATTTGGTGATGAAAAAGTTGAACTGCACCACCGGCCTGCACTCTGCAATCGGCAGCGATCAGCCACGGTGAAGGGAATCGTTTATGATCCGCCAGCAAACGATCCTGATTATCTAGTCTATCTGCCCGCCGATGAACACGACATCGAAACTCGCGTGCGCGGACAGCACGGACAGCACAGCGACCTAGCTCTAGCGCGGAAGCGCAAACGGGCTGAGAAAAAAGCAAACAAACAACGAATTAAGGCAGTCGGTTATTTTCTCGCATGGAAGCGACGGCAGCAGCAAAAAGCAAAGCGCTTGAAAACTCATTGGCCTAAACGTAAATTGCGCTCTGCAAACAGATGGCCGAAGAAAAAGCTAAGAGGAGATTGACGCGATGCTTTACAAGCCGACCTGGAATAAGACTCCGAGTTGCGCCGGTTTAATTGCTTGGCTCGAAACGCAAGACCCGGAGCGCACCTATGATTGGCTCGCCATGAAAGGGTGTCTGATCTGCGCCTATTATGACGCTCTTGGGATCAATGATTTTAGCGACGTTAATCGACCCATGTACAAGGAGACATTTAGTTTGGCGGAACAATACTATGAGGTTTGCATGACAAAACCTTGGACTTTCGGCGCGGCGCTGGCTCGCGCTCGTTTGTTGAGGGGAGATTAACGATGCCCGATCTTTTTGAGCATCGCCAAGAGCGCCTAAAGGCGGCTGTCCGTGCGGCGTGTTGCGAGGCGTGCGACTGGCCTGACTGCGGCTGTGAGACAACCGCCAATATTGTCCGCAAGGCTATCGTAGCTTGGGACGATTTTGGCACCGATTCATCGGTCATGAAGGATTAACAATGGCGCGATCCAGAAAAGCGATTGAGGCGTGCGCGGCATGGCTCGCCTATTGCCTCAAGATCGGATGGAAGAAATCAAGTCTAGATGAGTTGGAGACACTTTGGTGGACACACCACGATGACCACGGGAAGCTAATGCAGCTTCCGCGTCGGTCATAGAGGATAACGATGACGCACGACTTCGTATTATTGCCGCTTGGCACCTATATGCCGACCAGTTTTTCCTCTGACGCGCTAGACGGCCCCTGCACGATATGTGGCAAGCCAGCGAGGGAGCATCGTGTCGGCGGTCCCGGCCCTTCATGCCCAACGCAGCGTACGCGATGGGATTTAGCAAAACTCGACTTAGGCCCCGCAATCGTTTTCATCGCGGGCTTTCTGTGCGGTGTGTTTGTTCCGTTCTGGCACTAATAGGAAATGTGAAAGCAATGGCGAAGAAGCGGGCTCAGATAATCAAAGTCAAAGACTACGGCGACCATTGGATAAACCGGCTCGCCGTCATTCTAGACACGCTCGCCAAGATGGAGCCGAGGGAACGAGAGGTGTCGCTTGAGTTCATCGTCGCGAAGTACCTCAAGCGTTCATGAAGGGATTAACGATGGAGCAGGTCGAGAATTGCAAAGTCGATGATTGCCAAAAGCGCGTATTGCTGGCGCACTTAAAGCAAGCACTTCGGCAATGGCATATGTATGCCGAAATGGTCGAAAACCCCAATGACTGTGATCTGATAACTGAGCAAACGCCAGAAGGCGAAATGTATCGTGAGGCCGTCGCCTTTGTTGCTGCAATGGAAGCACACTAATAGGGAATTAACGATGGGAGAGCGGCGTGAAGATGCCTGGAGATTTAGTCAGACACGCAGCGAAGGGACCGTGGGTGTCATCCCTCAGTCAGGACACCTAGAGCGGGCGTGGCGACCCGCCTCTCCCGCCAATCGCTGATGAAGGATTAACGATGAAGCTGGATTGCAGAGTTACGAAAGTGTCCAACTCGGGGGATACCATAACGATTGGGCTGAGCGGCAAACAACCGCATGATGCTTTCTGGCGGCCAGATGGCGATCACACAATCGAGGTTGCTTGCACTGACAAAGCGCGCCGCGCCTTTTGGCTTGGTCGTAAGGTAGTTGTTACGATTGAACCCCGTT